GCCGTCTTAGACCTACCCTAGTTATACAGAAACACCCCCCTTACCTTTTTGCTTTCTAAGCCCCCGGGGGGTATATTATTTTTGTGGGGGCGCCCTTCCGACGATTGGGGTTTTCAAAGTCCCCCACATTTATCTTGACAAATTAAGGAAAGACGTTTAAGTTCCAGTCCATCTTCGCCACAAACCGCGATAGGACAAGATGCCAATAGTTGCAACCCCGGAAATAGGAATACCACTACCCTTCGATACAACGCCGGAGGAAATAGAGGACTTCCGACAAAAGGCCCATGCGCTATTCGAGACTGTTCAAGAGTTAATCAAGCAGGGCGCAGAAGTTGCCATCACAGATGCGGACAAGGCCGAGAGCCACAGAATCGCCGCCGAAGGCAAATTACCCCCAGTTCGCAACCTGACCCCCGGAACCATAATCAATCTGGAAGCCATTCTGAACGAGTGGGACCAAGAGGTTTTGGACGTAGGCAGGCGGCTTAGAAACTATGTGACCAACAAGTTAATTATGGAGTCCGTAGATCCGGACCCCCGCCAGCGCATGAAAGCGCTGGAAAACCTTGGAAAGATTAGTACGGTTGGGTTGTTTTCAGAGCGCATCGACGTCACAGTAACCCACCGCACCGTGCAAGATATTGAGGCCGAACTGGCTAAAACCTTGGAAATCTATATGGGTGAGGTGGAGACCGTCGAGGAAAAGACCCCCACCCAAAGTCTTGCAGAGTTAGATATTGACAAAGAACTGGGCTTGGACGATGGATCAGAACCTACTGATAAAAGCCCAGAATAACCTGCACAAGTTCCCCCCGGCAGTCCAACAGAAGGTTGGACAACTTATTGCCGAGTTACGGAAAACCGCCGTGCACGACGTGGCGAAGCAGGACTTCATGTCATTTGTAAAGTATGTGTGGCCTAACTTCATACACGGGGCGCACCACGAGAAGATGGCCCGGGCCTTTGAGGGAGTGGCTGAAGGCAGGATAAAGCGCCTAATTATTAACATGCCACCCCGGCATACCAAGAGCGAGTTCGCCTCATACCTGCTTCCAGCGTGGTTTCTCGGTAAGTTTCCCGGCAAAAAGGTGATCCAGACCTCCCACACAGCCGAGTTGGCTGTGGGTTTTGGTCGAAAAGTGCGAAATCTGGTAGACGCAGACCGCTACAAGGACCTGTTTCCGGAGGTTTCGCTCCAGTCTGACTCCAAAGCGGCAGGTCGGTGGGCTACAAACTTCGCCGGTGAGTACTTTGCTATCGGTGTCGGGGGCGCGGTGACTGGTAAAGGTGCCGATCTGCTCATTATTGACGACCCTCACTCGGAGCAAGAAGCAGCCCTAGCCGAAATTAACCCCGAAATCTACGACAAAACCTACGAGTGGTACACCTCTGGGCCAAGGCAGCGTCTCCAGCCGGGGGGAGCCATCGTGGTTGTGATGACCAGATGGAGTAAAAAGGACCTTACCGGGCAAGTTTTGAAAGCAGCCGCCCAGCGAGACGGCGATGAGTGGGAAGTGATCGAGTTACCGGCTCTTTTACCGTCTGGAAGCCCGCTCTGGCCTCAGTTTTGGTCGGAAAAAGAACTTTTGGCCCTCAGAAACGAGTTGCCCCACGGCAAATGGATGGCCCAGTACCAGCAAGACCCCACCTCAGAGACCTCGGCTATTGTAAAGCGGGACTGGTGGAGGATCTGGGAGGACGACGAGGCGCCAAACTGCGAATTTGTCCTTCAAGCGTGGGATACGGCCTTTGAAAAATCTAATCGGGCAGACTATTCGGCCTGTACGACGTGGGGCGTGTTCTACCACGAGGACCCAAAAACCGGAATGATGGAGTCAAACATCATCCTACTCAATGCCTTTCGGGATCGCTTGGAGTTTCCAGCCCTCAAACGGGAGGCCGTGGAGCAATACCAGAACTGGGAACCAGACTCCATCATTATTGAGAAGAAGGCTTCCGGGGCGCCCTTGATTTATGAGATGCGGGCGATGGGTATCCCGGTCCAAGAGTTCACCCCCTCTCGGGGTAACGACAAGATCAGCCGACTAAACGCTGTGTCTGACTTATTTGCTTCAGGTCGGGTCTGGGCGCCCAACACCCACTGGGCGGAAGAGGTAATCGAGGAGGTTGCATCCTTTCCGGCAGGAGAGCATGATGACTACGTTGACTCTGTTTCCTTAGCGTTGATGCGCTTTAGGAAAGGGGGGTATATTCGCACGGCACTGGACGAACCCGAAGAGGTTCCGCAGTTTAGACGGCACTTTCAAGGATACTACTAATGGCAATTGACAAAGCACTTAATCAAGCCCCTATGGGTTTAGATCTCGAAGAGATGATGGATGAGCCTGCTCTTGAGATAGAGATTGAAGATCCGGAGGCTGTGCGCATCGGTATTGATGGCAAGCCCATACTAGAGATTGAAGAAGTCGAAGTTGAGGATGACTTTAATGCCAACCTCGCTGAAGAGATGGACGAAGGTGAGTTGACCGAACTATGCGGAGACTTGCTTGGCGAATTTGAAGAAGATGTATCTAGCCGCAAAGACTGGATGCAGACTTATGTTGATGGCTTAGAACTTCTTGGTCTAAAGATTGAGGACCGCACAGAGCCTTGGCCCGGAGCCTGCGGTGTGTACCACCCGCTGTTGAGTGAGGCGCTGGTTAAGTTTCAGGCAGAGACAATCATGGAGACCTTCCCTGCTGCGGGGCCGGTCAAGACACAAATTATAGGCAAAGAAACCCCTGCGAAACGCGAGGCCGCCGTACGTGTCAAGGATGACATGAATTATCAATTAACGGAAGTCATGGTCGAGTATCGGCCTGAGCACGAGCGGATGCTGTGGGGCTTGGGGCTTTCGGGTAATGCGTTCAAGAAGGTGTACTACGACCCAAGCATTGAGCGGCAAGTCTCTATCTTTGTACCTGCAGAAGATGTCGTGGTGCCTTACGGGGCGTCCAACCTCCAGACTTCGGAGCGTGTCACCCATGTGATGCGTAAGACAGAAAACGAACTGCGCAAGTTACAGGTAGCAGGCTTTTATCGTGACGTAGAACTTGGTGATCCGGTTGACTCATTCGACGAGGTTGAGAAGAAAATTGCTGAGAAGATGGGCTTTCGTGCCTCATCTGACGACAGGTACAAGATCCTTGAGATGCACGTGGACATGGACCTGCCCGGCTACGAAGACAAAGACGAGGATGGCGAGCCGACGGGTATTGCGCTGCCTTACGTTGTTACTATTGAAAAAGGAACTCAAACAGTCCTAGCGATCCGTCGCAACTGGCACCCTGAAGATGATACTAAACAGAAGAGAAATCACTTCGTACATTACTCGTATATTCCGGGTTTTGGTTTTTACGCTTTTGGTCTTATCCACCTTATTGGTGCTTTTGCTAAGTCTGGCACTTCTCTTATTCGTCAACTTGTTGATGCGGGAACCCTGTCAAACCTGCCCGGTGGATTCAAAACCAAAGGTCTTAGAGTTAAGGGTGATGACACCCCCATCTCCCCGGCAGAGTTTAGAGACGTAGACGTAGCCTCCGGCACAATCAAAGATAACATCATGACGCTCCCATACAAGGAGCCAAGTCAGGTGTTGTATACCCTCTTGGGTACGATTGTTGAAGAGGGTCGCCGGTTTGCAAGCGCAGCGGATATGAAGGTATCCGACATGAGTGCCCAGTCACCCGTAGGTACGACGCTGGCAATTCTAGAGCGCACATTGAAGGTGATGTCAGCCGTTCAGGCCCGCATCCACTACTCGATGAAGCAGGAGTTCAAACTCCTGAAGAACATCATCCGTGACTACACTCCGGACGATTATTCGTACGAGCCGGTTGAAGGACCCCCACGGGCCAAGCAGTCGGATTACGACGATGTGGACGTGATTCCGGTCTCAGACCCTAACGCTGCGACGATGAGTCAGAAGGTGGTGCAGTACCAAGCGGCTCTACAATTAGCCCAGACTGCGCCCCAGTTATACGATCTGCCATACCTACATCGGCAGATGTTAGAAGTTCTCGGTATCAAGAATGTACAGAAACTTGTGCCGATGAAAGACGATATGAACCCACGTGATCCCATATCCGAGAACATGGATGTGATTAAAGGCAAGCCACTCAAGGCTTTCTCCTATCAGGATCACCAAGCCCATATCACAACCCACATGACCTTTATGCAAGATCCTATGACTGCTCAGATGATCGGACAAAACCCGATGGCGCAGCAGATGATGGGGGCACTGCAAGCACATATTGCAGAGCATTATGGGTACATGTACCGCAACCAAATCGAACAACAGGTGGGTGCACCCATCCCGACGTTTGACGATGAGGATGAAAAAATCCCCGAGGATATGGAGGCTGCTCTCTCCCGTCTGGTGGCTCAGGCATCACAACAACTCCTGCTCCAGAACCAGACCGCCGCTGCACAACAGCAGGCACAGCAGCAAGCCCAAGATCCGATTCTTCAGTTACAGGCAAAAGAGGCTTCTATCAAAGAAGCAGACCTCCAACGCAAAGTGCTCAAGGACAAGACCGACGCACAACTCAAGGCTAACCAGCAAAACATTGAGCGCCAGCGGATTCAATCACAAGAGAAGATCGCTGAGGCTAATGCAATGGTGAAAGCCACCGCTGAAGATGAAGCATTAAAGGTTAAACAAGCCGATGCCATGATCAGAGCCACGGCAGAGGACGAAAGAATGAAACTGGAGAGGGACAAAGAACTTCTTCGGCTTCGTAGCAAGAGGGCTTAACTTCCACAAAAAGGAGAATAAATGAGTAACGACATTCTCAAATACCTTTCAGACAAGGTACGCGAGGAAATGAAGGTAATAGAAAACGACACAGTATTAGGACACGCAAAAGATTTTGGAGACTACAAATACGCTTGTGGGATCTACCGTGGCTTACTGATCGCAAACAATATTCTTATGGAAACAGCAGAAAGGATGGAAAAAGACGATGACTGAACTCGCCATCGCTACAGAAGAAGGTGAAGTAAGTACTCTGCCAGACACAGACGAACGCAAAGCCAAGCAGTTACCGGACCCATCTGGGTACCGCATTTTGTGTGCAATTCCTGAAATTGAGGGGACCTACGACTCTGGAATCCTTAAATCAGACATTACCCTCCAACACGAAGAACTCCTCACAACGGTTTTGTTCGTGGTCAAGATGGGTGCGGATTGCTATAAAGACGCGGCACGCTTTCCAAGTGGACCGTGGTGTAAGGAGGGGGACTTTATTCTCGTGCGCCCACACGCAGGTACGCGGCTCAAGATTCATGGTCGTGAGTTCCGCATCATCAACGACGATTCCGTGGAGGGTGTAGTTGAAGACCCCCGTGGCATCTCTCGCAAATAGGAGTAAAACATGCCGTTACCCAAAGAAGCAGAAGGAAAGCCCGAATTTGAATTTGAAGTAGAGGGTGAAGATCAGGGTAAACCCGTAGAAAAAGAAGTAGAGGCTAGGGGTAAACCCGAAGATGACAATATTGAAGTAATGGACGACACCCCGGAATATGACCGTGGGCGGGAGCCACTACCGAAAGAACTTGTAGACGAATTAGAGGCTGACGAACTGGAGGAGTATTCCGACAGGGTTAAGACTCGTCTCAAGCAAATGCGCAAAGTCTGGCACGACGAGCGTAGGGCTAAAGAGGCCGCGCTGCGGGAGCAGCAAGAGGCTATTACCTTGGCCCAGAGAGTTTTTGAAGAAAACAAGAAACTCAAGTCCAAACTGACCGAAGACCAAAAGTCGTTCATTAATACCGCTAAAACGGCGGCTGAGTTGGAAATGGAGATGGCTAAACGTGCCTATAAAGAGGCATATGAGGCCGGAGATTCGGACCGGGTTGTAGATGCTCAGGAGAAACTTGCCGAGGTAAATTACAAACTTCAGCAAATAAAAAGTTATCGACCCCCTTTACAAGAACCCGAAACTGATGTAAATAGTGCTCCAGAACAACCAGTATCTCGTACTCCACGTCCTGACAATAAGGCAATGGGGTGGCAAGAACGGAACCAATGGTTTGGTCGGGATCGGTTGATGACCAGTTTGGCGTTGGGTCTTCACGAAGAACTGGTAGCAGAAAACGGTCAGGCGTATGCAACGACTGACGAGTATTACCAGCGTATTGACAAAACAATGCGCGAAAGATTTCCTGAGAGATTTCAGGAAGAAGTACAAACGACTAACGGGGGCGGCAAGCCCGTTACGCGCACCGAAAAACCCGCCACTGTGGTTGCTCCGGCATCCAGAAGCACGTCCTCCAAAAAGATTGTGCTGAAACAATCGCAAATAAATATTGCGAAGAAACTGGGTTTAACCCCCGAGCAGTATGCCCGGGAATATGCAA